CAAATACAGATTTCGATTTAATAATCAACTTTGGTCTCAATTCATCGCATTTTACTTTACAGCAATTTATAAAAAATCATCATAATGTTATTTTTATGAATCCATCTAGTACTGCAGGTAAAAATTATGTCTACGTGTAAGATTATTATCAAAGATGAAGTTAATGTAAAGGTTGAAGGGTTGGACCTCGATATGCGTAAGGCCTTGGTTAAAAAATTTAAAATGGTCGATCCTACAGCTAGATTTAGACCATCATACCGTCTCGGACGATGGGACGGCACGGTAAGCTTCTTCGGTATTGGCGGAACTACATACTTAAATATGTTAGATCAGATTCTAATTGAATTAGAAAATAACAATTATTATATAGAAGTCGAAGATTTGAGATCTAGCCCGGCTTTAGAATTTGATAAGATTACCCAAGAGTTTTGGGGAGAGAAATGCTGGCCTACAGGACATAGATTTGAAGGTCAACCAATTAGGTTGCGTGACGATCAAGTCGAGGTAGTAAATACGTTCTTAGCTAATCCACAGGCCTTGCAGGAAGTAGCTACAGGAGCAGGTAAAACGATTATGACTGCAACACTTTCAAAAATTTGTGAAAAGTACGGTCGAACAATTACTATTGTTCCTAACAAAAGCCTTGTGGAGCAAACAGAAGAGGACTTTATAAATGTCGGATTAGATGTCGGGGTCTATTACGGTGATCGTAAAGATCTAAACAAAACTCATACAATTTGTACTTGGCAAAGTCTAAACATTTTAGATAAAAAATCTAGAAACTTTGAAGAAAGCAACGAAATGGTAACTTTGTCAGAATTTCTCGAAGGAGTTAGTACAATTATTGTTGATGAAGTACATATGGCTAAAGCTGACGTACTTAAGAAACTATTGACACATAATCTGCGTAATACTCCGATTCGATGGGGGCTAACTGGAACTGTTCCTAAAGAAGCGATAAATTTTCAGAATATCAAAGTCAGTTTAGGCGAAGTAGTAGGTAGAGTCAGTGCCCACGATTTGCAACAAAAAGGGATTCTTAGTGAATGTCACGTTAATATTATTCAAACAGGCGAATGGAAAGAATTTTCTAGTTATGCAGAAGAATTAAAATATCTAGTTACAAATGATAATCGCATAACTTATTTGTCTAGTAAAATTGCAGAAATATCTAAAACTGGTAATACTCTAGTATTAGTTGATAGAATCGAGTGCGGCAACATGCTCAAAGAAAAGTTAGCCGCCAATACCGGAGAAGAAGTAGCATTTGTTTCAGGCGCTGTTAAAACCAAAGACCGAAAGGAAGAATATGATGAAATTGCTGTTACGGACAACAAGATTATTGTGGCTACTTACGGTGTGGCTGCTGTTGGTATTAATATTCCCCGTATTTTTAATCTTGTATTGCTCGAACCCGGTAAGTCATTTGTTCGAGTTATTCAAAGTATTGGACGAGGAATTCGAAAAGCAGAAGACAAGGATTTTGTCCAAATTTGGGATCTAACGGCAGCAAGTAAGTATGCTAAACGACACCTAACAGAAAGAAAACGCTTCTACAAAGAAGCACATTACCCATTTACAATAGAAAAGGTTAATTACAATGACTAATAAATTTTCAATAATTACTCCCACGATGTGGAAGTATCCACCTCATATACGATTTCTTGAAGATCTTGTTGATCATGATTATGTAGACGAAATTATCTTAATTAATAATGACCAAGCTGCTCTCCCTAAAAATTGCGGAGTATTAACACATAGTAAGATTAAAATATATAATTTTTTAGAAAATATCGGAGTCAATCCCGCATGGAATCTAGGTGTTAATATTGCATCTAATAAACAAATATGTTTATTGAACGACGATATGGTATTCGATTTAACACTACTTAAAAAAGTCAGCAAAGTCTTATCAGCCGATACCGGAGTTATTGGAATTTGTAACGAGAATCCACCAACAACCGGTTGTATTGATATTCATCCGTGGGTTGGACAAAATACATTAGGATTCGGGTGTCTTATGTTTGTTCATAAAGATTGGTGGATTGATATTCCAAGTCAACTAAAAATTTATTACGGAGATAATTGGATATTCGACACTTGCTTAATAAGAAACAAGCCTATCTACGTAATTACAGATTTACTTTATAAAACAGAGTGGGCAACTACTTCAAGATATACTCCATCTCATGTTATACACGATGAAGGAGCTTTATATAATATTTTCATTGACGAATTTAGAAAGAATCAGTTAAAATAACAACTATGCAAATTTTAACCTTAGAAAATAAAACATTTTATCTTAACGATCTTCCTGAAGAAGTTGATGATGATTTACGATTCAGTGTTATGGATAATAGTGATCCGTCGAACACTGATTACTTTTTCATTCCATTAATCTTCTTAGAAAGTTTCACTGCTCCGGCAGCGGTACTACAAATCGGTGAATATAAACTCACGATGCCATTGGATTGGTGTGCTGTTGTTGGGGATCCGGAAGGCCCGGAAATGGAAGTATTGCCACTAACTAGTTTAAACGATCGAGGCTTTAAGACCTTTTGTTTTAATCCTTTAAGTTCGTATAGACCCAATTTTCTTGATATCGATATTATCGATGTTTATAGAGATGTTAAATGGTATTTTCCAAAAATGAAACCCGGCCAGCTTTTAACTACTCCGTTACATGGAGGAGATAAACCTACATGTTCTTTCTTTGTAAAAGAAGTTAGCCGTCAAAGCGAAATTATAGATTATACCAAATGCTGGTAAACAATAATTGGATTTAAAAAATGGCACTTGACATTAAAAGAGAACTTGCCGCAGTCGATACGAGAAATCATAGTTTCTATGATGAACTTACGGAAGCGGAAAAGAAATCACTCAGTCCCTATGTATTGATGCGTTATGTTAGTAACGTTGATTCGGATAATAGAGAACTGCAAGAATGGTTCGTAGAAATGACTAATGAATTAGTTAATAAGAATCATTGGCAATTAAGCAAAGACCATAAACCGCTCTTATGGAAATTAATGGCTAGTGTAGGCATCGGAAAGAGATTTTATCATCCTTACTTAGCGCAAGGAAAAAAAGAAAAAGTAATTAAAATTGAAAAATTAATTTCTGAACTCAACCCCGCAATGAAACTTGAAGAAGTTAAAATGTTAGCTTCTTTAATGTCTAAGGATGATATTAAAGAACTATTTGACGACATGGGCTTTGATAAAAAGCAGAGGAAAGAATATGAATAATGTTAAAGATATCTGTGAATGTTATCAATGTATTATCGATAACGATATTAAAGATCCTCTTAGTCAATTTCCGTTGTATCTTACTCGAATAATTTTATGTCCTGAATGTGGAAATAAGCGTTGCCCCAAAGCTACCGATCATCGAAATAAATGTACTGGTAGTAATGACTCTGGACAACCAGGTAGTAGGTATTTTTAATGGTAGATCTAGTAGAACAGCCATTTACTTGTGTGCATTGCAATAAGAGTTTCATGAAAGAAAATACGCTTATCGCACACATGTGTGAAAATAAAAGAAGAGCAATGCAGAAAGACGAAAAACGTGTTCAAACAGGATTGCTGGCATACAATAGATTCTATCAAATAACTCAAAATGCTAGAAAAGTTAAAACCTACGAAGATTTTTGTAAGAGCTCTTATTACAACGCATTTGTTAAATTTGGAAGTTTTATAAACAATATAAATCCTTTATACCCAGAAAAATTTGTAGAACATGTAATTAAAAGTGGCGTAAAATTAGATCACTGGTGTAAGGACGAGTTGTACGAAAATTATCTATATAGTATGTTAAAAACTGAACCAGTTGAATCAGCCGTACAACGATCGCTACAAACTATGATGGAGTGGGGCGATCTAAGTCAAGCACAGTTTAATCATTATTTTAATTATGTAAATCATAATAGAGCAGTACATGATATACGTAACGGCAGTATATCGCCTTGGGTTATTTTAAATTCAAAGAGCGGAAAGAAAATGGTTGAAACATTTAACGATGAGCATTTAGAATTAATTGCTCCAGCATTTGATGTTCCATTTTGGATTAGTCATTTTAAAAAGAATCCAGCTGATGTAGAATTAGTTAAAGAAATTTGCAAAGAAGCGGGTATAGAATGAATATCAAAGGAGATATTGACATCGATTTTTCAGATCGAGAAGAAATCTTATCAAAAATTCCACATGTTGCTGCTGCACGTATTGAGCGTGGAGAATTAAAGAAACACAATACCGGTATATATCTACAGAAAATACCCGTCAATCCGATAACTAATATCGCTACCATTGATTATGAAACTGCAGAAAAGCGCGGGTATTTTAAATTAGATTTTTTAAATGTCAGCATATATAAAGACATTAAAAGCGAAGATCATTTAAATGAACTAATGAATAAGGAGCCATTATGGGAACTTTTACTTCGAGACGAATTCGTAAATCTACTATTTCATTTAAAGGGACACGGGGATGTGCTGAGGAAGACTTGCCCTACTTCAGTGGAACAATTAGCTGCAGTCCTTGCGATGATACGCCCCGCGAAACGTTATCTGATTGGGAAAGATTGGACTACGGTGATGAACGAGATCTGGGTGAAACCGGATAATAATGAATCTGAATACTATTGGAAAAAAAGCCATGCGTTTAGTTATTCATTATTAGTTATTGTACATATGAATTTATTATGTGAACAACTAGAACACAATACAGTGTGATTTTTTAACTTAGTATAAATAAAATTATACTAAGGATTTGCTATGTCGAGAAAAGGATGCCCAAATAAGATCCAATCAGGAATATGTTATCCGCGTAAATGTAAATTTTGTGAGCATATATCTAATAACCCTTCGACGTATCATTATCATAAAAAGACACATGAACATATACCACCTGGACAGTTGTGTGATCATGGATGCGGGCAGATTGCCTCGATGTTAAATACCAATGGAAAATATACCTGCAAAAAGATTGCACAACATTGTCCGGAATATATTAAAAAACATTCTATACGTGTTTCTAACCAATGGAAAGATGCTATAGAGAGAAAAGAAAAAACTAAAAAAACTTTTTTAAAACATTGTGTAGAAAATCCAGTTATTACAAAAAAACAGAAAGATTCTTTAAAAAAGAAATGGGGGGATCTTACTCCTGATCAAGCTAAAGATTATAGACATTATGCTAGACGAATTAGATCAAAAGCACAACGATGGGCTAAAGAACAAGGTTATATTCTCGGAAAACAAACATATCATGTAGATCATAAATTAAGCATTTGGGATGCATACAAGGCAGGTTTATCTGAATCTGTAGTAAATCATCCGGCTAATTTACAAATTATCGACGCCAAACAAAACAGCAGCAAAGGTTCTAACAGTTCAATAACAGTTAATGAACTAATGCACTTGATAAGAAAAAGTGTTACTTGACCTTTCTAACACTACGAACTAACTGTATAGACTTACGCTTAACACGTTTTTCTGCAATTTCACCCAGATTAACAACGGGCCCGAACAGTATTTCTAAATCTTTTGCATTAAATGTTTTAATATATTCTCTAAAAAATATCATTTCTTTCTTTAAAAATATGTTGATAGGAATTTGTCTATTACTTTCCCACCACCATATTTCACCTAATTCGATCAACCGTTGCTTGTCTACTTCAGATTTTATACTGGTATAATCATAGATACTAGCAACATGGGTATCTATATTGAGCACAATACCTATATATTCGATATCTTTCGATTTTATACAGGTTATAAATGGAAAATTTAGTTGGAAGTCGTCTCTCGTTGTTGTCATGTACCATAAATATGTAATATGAAATTACCAGTCTATTTATACCCAAATTTATTCGAAGTCATATTAGATTTGGACGACAATAATAACAGGATCTACCAAGTTATGTATCAACGACAATTAAAACTACAAAAAGGTGTTAAAAACACTATACAAGTTCAATTTAAAAATAGTGATCAAAAATTACTCAATGTTAGCTCCGGCACCTTTGTAATGTCGTTATTTGATGAGGTAAATCAACGTTCGTTAATACAAAAAAATATAACAATTTTAGATGACGGAGTTACTCCGTTGCTTCGGGGACTAGGTCAAGTAGTATTCACAGAAAGCGATCTAGAAGCATGCGAAAGCGTTTATTATAAAATAGGATTTAAAGCTTTAGATACTGATGGCAGTTATATTCCGGCCTATGCAAACACCTATTATGACATAGCAGGAACTATTGAAGTACGTCATGATCTTTTCCCTACATTAATTCCTAGTCAAGAAGTAGATAATAATGCATTTATGGTGTTTTATAACAGAGATACAAATGCATTACAATATGAATATTACTCGGGCAATTTAAATGCAAATCCTGCATTTAAATCAAATGTTGCACTGCACACTGCAGCAGTTTACATGACCAATTATATCGGACAAGTATTAATCGAAGGTACTTTAGAAAACGATCCGGCTACTTATGGCAATTATGCAACAATTAGTAATAAAACTTATTCAGGGTTTACTGGGATTGATTATACAAATTTTAATGGGATCTTTTCAAAAGTTCGTGTGCGTTATATCCCTGCTAAAAATCCGATAACCGGTCAAAATAACGATCCTGCGTATGCCGGAACTGTTGACAAGGTGCTGTATAGAAGTTAAACTTTCTGTATGAACCTCATACAGACAAGCTTAAAGGCATTTTTGCCTAATAAAAGAAAATCAACCAGTGGTGGGTGGATTTCTTTTAATAGTCCTTGCTGCGTACATAGAGGTGAAAGTAAAGATATAAGATCGCGTGGCGGTATTATGTTTACTGCTGAGGGATTTGTTTTTTCTTGTTTTAATTGCGGATTTAAAGCAGGATGGAGCCCGGGCAAACCGATTAGCAAGAATACTAAAAATTTACTTAAATGGTTAGGTGTTCCTGATTCAGAAATAAACAAAATTGTTCTAGAAGCAATAAGAGAAAAAGATCAGATATCACCTGAAACAAAAGAATTTAATTTTAATTTAAAAGAAGAAGAATTTCCTAAAGATTGTTACTCTTTTAAAGACTTGATAGCATTAGATTGCGATGAACCTGACTTTCTATTATGCAAGGAATATATAGAAAAACGAGGGTTTTCTATCGACGATTTTGATTGGCATTGGTCTGCAACCGCAGCTTATCGAGATAGAGTTATCATACCATTCTATCTTGAAAAAAAGCTAGTTGGATATACAGGACGCAAAGTTAAAGAAGGAATGCCTAAGTATCTATCAAAAAGTCAGCCAGGATATGTTTTTAATTTAGATAGGCAGACATATGATAGACAATATGTTATAGTTGTAGAAGGACAGTTTGATGCAATAGGTATAGATGGTGTTGCTATCATGACTAATGAACCTAGCGAAATTCAGTGTGCTAGAATCAATATGCTAGGTAAAAAAGTAATAGTAGTACCTGATAGAGATAAAGCAGGGGCTAAACTATTAAAAGCTGCGATAGATAACAATTGGGCAGTTAGTTTGCCTCCTTGGGAAGAAGATATTAAAGATGCTTCAGATGCCGTTAAGAAATATGGGCGGATCTATACTTTGGCAACAATATTACACTACCAGGAAGAAAATAAGATAAAAATAGAATTATATAAAAAGAAACTGGAGAAACTTGATGGCAAATAAAACCGATTATAGTTATGATGTTCAAAAAGTCTATTTAGAAATGTTTTTAGGTGATGCTGAAACATTTATTCGTTGCCAGAACATTTTTAATCCTGATAATTTTGATCAACGACTACGAGCTGTTGCAAAATTTATGACTGAATATGTAGACCAATATAAAGTCATGCCCGAATCCTCGATTATTAATGCAAACTGTAAATCAGATTTAACTCCTGCAATTGTGCCTAAAGAAAATTATGATTGGCTGCTTAATGATTTTGAAAACTTTAGTAGGCATAAAAGTCTAGAGAGGGCTATCATCGAAAGCAGTGATTTACTCGAATCAGGCGATTATGGGCCAGTGGAAAAGTTAATTCGCGATGCAATACAAGTAAGTCTGAGTCGTGATATGGGTACCGATTATTGGGCCGATCCGCGTGCCAGGTTGATGAAACTAAAAGAAAATAACGGACAAGTTAGTACAGGATGGCCTAGTATTGATAGGAAACTGTATGGAGGATTTAAACGTGGTGAATTGAATATTTGGTGTGCAGGATCCGGCGGCGGTAAGAGTTTATTCTTAGCAAATCAAGGATTAAACTTTGCACTAGCAGGTCTTAATGTCATTTATTTTACGTTTGAGCTTAGTGAAGAACTAGTTAGCATGCGTATTGATAGTATGGTAACAGGAACTGCTACTAGAGACGTCTTTAAGAACTTAGATGACGTAGAATTGAAGGTAGCCATGATGCGAAAGAAGGCGGCTGAAATTCAGGTCAAATATCTTCCTTCTGGCAAAAATTGTAACGATTTAAGGTCTTATTTGAAGGAATATCAGGTCAAAACAGGCAAAAAACCAGACATAATTTTAGTGGACTACTTAGACCTTATGATGCCTCTGTCGATAAAAGTAAGTCCGAGTGATCTATTTGTTAAAGACAAATATGTTAGTGAAGAACTACGTAATTTGGCTATGGAAATGCAAACGGTAGTAGTTACAGCAAGTCAGTTAAATCGTGCAGCAGTAGAAGAAATTGAGTTTGATCATAGTCATATTTCCGGTGGTTTAAGCAAGATTCAAACAGCCGATAATGTAATCGGTATCTTTACTAGCCGTGCTATGAAAGAAAGAGGGCGTTATCAGATACAGTTTATGAAAACACGCAGCAGTAGCGGTGTAGGACAAAAGGTCGATTTAGAGTTTAACATTGATACATTGCGTATTAGTGATTTGGGTGAGGACGCTGAAGAGTCATTTAATCAACAGAGATCGAATTCTAGTACAAGTAATATTATGGAAAAGTTTAAAAAGACTAGTACTATTAAAGACCCTAATGTTGATACAGAAACTGGTGAAATTCGAAACCCAGATCCGTCGCAGGGAACAGCGGCTCCGAAAATTAAAGGAGTAGTTGAAAGCAGTAGAATACGCGCAATGTTGGCGAACTTAAATAGCGAAAAAGATTAATTAAAGGTTTAAAATGAATAAAAATACTTTTTATCTCGATATGGATGGTGTGATTGCTGATTGGAATAAAGGTGTAGAAGATATTTTAGGATATATAAAAGAAGATCCGAATTCTCATTATAATGATGCGGATTGGGCTAAAATTACAACTAATGAGAGAATGTATCGTGATCTTCCGGTTATGGGTAGAGCAGGAGCATTAGTTTCGTTAGCTAAAGCATTCGAAGTGCAGTTAGGATGGGACGTAAGATTCCTTACAGCAGTTCCTAAAGGAAATGATGTTCATTGGGCATTTTGGGATAAGTGTCTATGGGCCCAAGAACATTTTCCAGGGATACCTGTACACTTCGGCCCATTTGCTAAAGATAAATGTACTCATTGTCGACCGGGAGATATCTTAGTTGATGACCGTCATAGCAATTGTGTAGAATGGCGTGCTGCAGGAGGAATTGCTGTAGAAGTACATCCGGGCAAATATGAAGACGCTATTAGTGAGGTAAAGATGTTATTAGCTAATCACCTTGCTCGTGAGCAGCTTGTCGATTAAGCTGCTCAATTGCTTTTATGATCCCATCATGATCGGCATAAAAAGCAAATCCTTCTTGATCGTTGGCGGTTCTCCATTTTAAAAACCAAGAATCGCCTATTTCGGCTGCACAGATAATCCACCCATATTGATTTATAATAGGGCCGATTTGCCAGTATGGTATAAGTTTAAAGTTGTGTGAAAACATAGCTTTCTTTGTATTTAATATAGATAAATAATTTATTGCTAGTAGGAACTATTATGAACATCAATGACGTTTTAACCGATGTAAAAATCCCAGAAGATAAAGCACCTAAACCTAAAAAATCTACTAAATCTAAAAAAGTTGTAGAAAGTGTTTCTGCAGCCCCAGCAGTTTCTAAAAATGAATCTCATTCTCATGTTTATGGATTAGGTAAAGGTTATGATAGAGTGCTTGAACGAATTAATCGCACACAACCAAACGTTTACAATAATATAATAAATCTGGATTAAAACATGCCAATCGATCAAAATAATTTACCCGGATCAACAACAGGATCTCAAAATACACAGGGAAATACAGTACCTAATCAACAACAGCCGGCTACACAACAACAACCGGCTACACAACAACAACCAGCTACACAACAATCACCGGCAGCTAATAAACCGTTAGTTCCGCCTACACAGCAGAAAGCACAGATGCCTGCTAATATACCTGCGCCTGATTATGCTAAACATATTGAATTATTAAAATCAATACTTAGTAACATGGTAGCCGGCAGATCGGGGGTTGAAAGAACTAGATTTTTGATAACAGGCGATACCGGACTAGGTAAAACTAGTTTTGTTAGTCAATTAGGAAGAATGCTAGGTATGGGCACTATGATTATCGAAGTCCCCCATTTGGTAGAAGAAAATTTAATTAATATCCCATATATTGTTATAGACCACAACGGAGTCAAACATGACGGGCATACTCAAGTAGCTAAAGAAAGATCGAAATATAAACTAGTACAAGCGGAATCGAGTCTAGTTACTGAAATTGATAAACTAACTAAAGTACCAGATGACCAATACGATAATCATCTAAAAAATCTAGGACATTATGAAAAAGGGCTTTTAGAAGCTTATATAGAAAAATATTCAACTAAAAAGCTTTATGAAGCTAGAAAAAAGTGGGATAGAATATTATTCATAGATGAGTATTTTAGAACTACAACTAAAACTATAAGAACCTTATTAAGAGGAATATTAAATGGTCAAATCGGCAATGACCCTATTCCTCCCAAAACTTATCCGATTTATGCTTCGAACATGGTAGATCAATCAGGAGCACTAGAACAACCGGAGAGTTACCATGCATATGCGCCGCAAGATTTTGATGCTCCTACTTTTGGAAATTGGTTATATTATACAGTTGCTGAAGGTGTAGGAAAGAACATTCATTTTAAACCAGAAGTTATAAATGCTTTCATTAAAAATATGAAAGACGAACATGTCAGCATCAACGACGTTATAAGAACTAGCCCACGTCGGTGGAGTGAAATACTTTTCTATTTGAATAATATGTTTCCATTTAAAAAAGGAAGCGATGATCTAGATATAGCTTATAGTCATATTAAGGCTCAGTTTGAAAATCAAGAAAGAACTCTATCAGGCGGGTTTGAAGTATTACAAAACATATTAAAAGACCTTGCAATTGCAAGTGGTATGGATCCATCTTTCAAACAGCTTTCCCCGGATAAATGGAGAACTGTTTTAAACAACGTAGTTATGAACGCTATAGAGATCGGTTCTTCTAAAAAATATGTTCCGGTTATTCAAGGTGAGCCAGGAATCGGTAAAACTGCGATCGTTGGAAAACTTGAAGCAGATCGATATGAAGGCGATGGAACTGGGTTCAATTTGAGAACTGCAGTAGTAAATTGCACTACAATTCATCCTGACGATATGGTCGGAATCCCTCATTCGGAAGATGTAGAAACTGGCAATCGAATTAAGAAAGTAACAGAATTTAGTAAACCTTTGTTGTATGATAAAATTCATAACTTATTAAAATCAGCAGTTGAAGAATATAAAAATCAATTACTTGAGAGGGAACAAGCAGGTGAATTACAAGGAAGAACTGCTAAACAAGTTTATGAAGACTGGGAAGATCAAAAATATAAATTTGCCATTTTATTTGACGAAATTAACCGTGTTAAAGATATAAGAGTTTTTAACAGCCTTAGAAAATTAATCTTAACTAAGGAGTTTAATGGAAAATATAAATTAGATCCCGGAACCGTTGTTATCGGAACAATGAACCCCGGCGATAGCCAAACTATGGAACTGACCGACCACTTTAGAGATGCTATCGAAATTATACATTCAACAGCGAATTGGAAAGAATTTATCGAATTTATGAGATCTGTGATTTTCCCACAAACAGCAAAATCAGAATATAAACCTTCATCTTATGCATTAGATATTGGTAAAAACTTTCTCGAAAAATTACCTACTGCTGATTTTATTACTCGAGAAAAGAAACCAGAAAAAGAATTTCATTGGGCAGCTGGCAGCAGCGGAATTGAGATAAGAGTCGACCCGAGAGCTTTACACCATATGTATGAAGACCTCGTAGCGTTAATGTCTCTTGAAATTGAAAGCATGGAAGAACGGGGAGAGTTTGAACCTGAAAATATAGAAGAAATTAAATCAAGTCTTACAAAAGACGCAGTTAAAGTCTGTAAACCATTCCTAACTAAAAAATTTACAGATATGGGAATGTCCGGTGCAGGACCTAATTTTTTAAATTCTTTTCAAAACTACATAGAAGATATTATTAATGAAAGTATATCAATTAAAAATACTAAAGAAACTGATCTAGGAAGTATCTTAGATCGGTTTATTAACGGAGAGAGCAAGTCCTTAGCTAATGTAGAAATGCACGGCTATATGTCAAGATTCGATCCAGCTACATTTAATGTAGAGTTCGAAAGGTATTTAGACAAACTATACGAAGACTCAGGAGCGGATTTTAATAAATTTACTCAACAAGTTCTTAAAATTTTAAAAAGTGTAAACGAAGGAGTAGATACATTAAAATGGTCTTATGAAGCATTAAACAACTTTAATAAACCGATAGAAGATATATTAGAACATATATTAAAACCAGAATATTCAAAATTGAATAAAGACCCGCATAGTGCTGAATTAGAACACATCGCTAGTTTTTGGATCGAGGTACTTAAACTTACAGGAGCCTCGGGCTAATATGAGATTCTTCGAATTTAGAAATATAATTAAAGAAGCAAGGTTTGGATTGAGATCGGAAAAAGGAGAGGTTCCTTTTAGAACTTCTAAAACAGATGATCCTCATATTCTAGATGCTATTAATAAAATAGCTCAAGATACTGGCAGCTCAGTAAATGACATGTTAGAAACTTTGAAAGTCGAACAGGAAATGACTGAACTGTTAGGACAGTATAGTAAACTTTTACATGATGTTGCAACTAAAAATGTAGGAGAACACGCAATTTGGAACATTGTCGACGCTATTCCTACTGAGAAATTAAAGTCTTCTTTTGATGAACTTACATTTATTAGATTGTGTCAAGAAATATCAAAGAGATCAAAAGGGTTTTTCCCTTTGAAATCAGTTGATAAAAATTTACATAAAAAATTAATTAGCGAACTTCACCCTATATTAATACCATCTACATATAAACAATATCAACAGTACAATAATTTAGTCGATACTGCCGCTGTATCACAAGACGGAAACTTTTTCTTTAATGTTCATTTCATGGAAAAGTTAATTTATTTCGGTGATACTATAAATGTTAAACCTACAAGACCTATATATGTGTCAAATGGGGGTGACATTCCGGACAGTTATTGTTATATTGAATTTTTAATAATGCATGAACTCTGTCACTTTATATTCGGTGATATCGGAAACTCTCTCAAATATAAACAATATGAACACAGGTTACATAATCTCGCACAAGATTTTAGAATTAACTACGAATTAACTAAGTTAGGGTATACTCCGATTCCTTTGGGAATGTTTAGTGATGATTTAAATGCTGATAGATTTTCAAATTATATAAAATTACTTCGATCTGTTGATGAAGAAGTAAAAAAGCTACCTCCGTGGTTACGCACATGGTTTGAAAAAACTAATAGTCATGATCAACACACTGATCCTAAGAATCCCGATACTCAGGGCGGTGGGCCTAATATTCCTTGGAAACCAGCACTCGGCGATATCGTGTTAATAGCTATTAAAGGAGAATTCGGCAGAGTAGTAGGTATTAAACCTGGCGATATGTATGAAGTGATACCGGTTTCTATCCCAGAATTACAACAAGAATATCCCGGAATTAAAGTAGGAACAGCACAAGATATAAAAG